AGTCCCGCGATCACAGCCATGCGATTTCGCAATAGCATCGGTTTTCTCTTCAAGTGCGGGGTTGTTTATTGGTCGCAGATTGTTATAGCGATCTAAGTCTATCATGCATTCCTCCTCCTCTGATTTCGTTGGTGTTTGATCGCTCTAGCGGTGGGGCGCTATTTGCGATATTTTCGCGTCTGTTTTCTCGCCTGTCGTTGAAGCCATCGCTTGCGTTGCCGTCCGGTTTTTTCAGCATCGAGCGCCGCGTCTTTGGTGGACGGCCGCGACGGCGCGATCATGATTTGCCCAAGGGACATCGCGGCAGCCGCGCCGGCAAGCAGTCCTAAATGTGAGCGTCGCATCATACCTAACTCCCCTCTTGTTTCCTTGAGCGTTTTGGCGCTCTAGCGGTGGTGGCTTTTCACTGTTCATCGGCGCAGATGCCGGCCTGTTTTCTGATGGCGTCGCCGTGCACCTGGATTGATGGCCGTCCATCGTCATAGCTGACCGAAGTCACAATCATGCCGATGCGTGTTCCGTTCTGGAAATAGAGGTAGGCAAGGTGGTGACCGTCGCCTCCATGGCCACAGCAGGCGTACTTGACGCCAGGGAGCGCGGGAATACAGGGGTCGTCTCCAGTCGGCCCTCGCGCCTGCTTGCACAGGGAACAAACCCAACCTTTCTTGCCCCGATAGACGCCCTCGCTCATGACTGACTTGCCCTTTGATTTCTTTGCTGTTTGCTCGATCTAGCGGTACGTGGGAGTTATCGCGCGAGCACGTTCCAGCGCGGCGCCGAAGGTCCAGGGTTCAGGTCGGCATATGCCATGATAGGCTTTGACCTGTTCGCAAATATCGCCGGGGAAGGCGTCCGTATAATTGAAAATCGGCCCATCATTCCTATCCCATCCGGTGACGCATCTTACTTGACGCGCTTCATAATAAGCACACATGAGACATCCCTTCACGCGCTTCCAATCGTATTCTTGGTCGGGACGTTGTGTTTCCAGCCACGCAATTAAGTCACCAAAGCTTGGGATAAAATGCGATGCCTGTTGCTCGCCTTCCTTCTTCGTCTCAACAAACATGGTTCTCTCCTTCCGCTAAGCGGTCTTTATCGGTGCCCGGCGATTCCAGGCACGAATTGCCGAAGCGTGATCGTAGTAACTGACGTGCGGGTTGACACATCCATCGCTGATGCAATGAATCATCAGACCGCGCTGGCCTTCGCCGCTGCCCATTTGCTCCGGTATGACTCCGCAGAACGGACACGGCATCACGACTAACGCTTCGGGCGCTTCTTCCTCGGTCATGTATCCGCGGCCTTGACCGCGCCGCACCTTGATCTTCACTGCAAATCTCCCGCTAAGCAGACGTTACTGCTACCCGTTCCTTCGGCGGCGTGATCCACACAACGACCAGTGCATTGAGCAAAATCCAGATGGCGCCGCCTAGAACTAGATCAACCACGCTCCCCTCCAATCATTACCATTACCTTGCGCGCTCGGTCGCAGTATTCGGCGCATTCAACAAAGCTGTCCGCCGCTTCCACAAAGTCGCGTAGCGCCATGTACGCAGCGGCGAGCGCAATCGCTTGCTCTAGTAAAAGTCGATTGGCCGCATCGAGGCGCTTAGCCATTGGGGCGGGTGGAAGGGGGAGCAGGTCGGCGGTCATGGCTTTATCTTCGATAGGGCGCGAATAAGAACGCGCCGAGCGTGGTTGTCATCGAGATTGGCAATTGCGCGCTCTATTGCGTCGCGCAAGTACGCAATGTCTGCCTTCGCATCTGTGGCGCAGACACAACTACAAACCTTGTAGCGACCAAATTCGTGCTCAGGTGTTGCCATGACGCTCACCTCCCCCAAAACGCCCAAGCGCAAACAACGCCGTAGGACAGAAGAAAAACGCAGATTGGATAGGCGACAATCTCGATTGCGCGCGTCAGACGGATTTCGGATTGGTGGATCATGCTCCGACTCCAAACTGTCCGTTATCGTCACGCTCTCTTTGCGCATCTTCTTCGGCAATCTTCGCGGCCATATACTCATTGATCCGATCGCTCGCCCAAGACCGCAAGCCAGCGCCAATCACGCGCCCCGTTTGCTCTGCCGCGGCTGCGATGCTGATTGCGGCTGATTTACCGTCGTCGCCCCAAAACTGTACCCACACGTCGCTCGGAATTGTCTCACCATCCTTGCGAGTAAAATTGAGGGACAACCCATGTCCAATGTAGATACGATTTCTCATCGTGCTCTCCGCTATTGCCGCGAGCCGCCTACGCCACCTCTCGCATCGCTTCCGCGACGGTCCCGCAGCCGAGCTGATCTTCAACAAAGTCCAGGCAAATCCCCGCGATCTCGCCGTCCTCGGTAAGGCAGTAGCGAAGAACGTCTAGCGCGATGTCGGCAGAAGCGTCTTTGCTCCAGCCCTCCGCAGGATTGAACTCCAGTACCGCCAGCACATCCTCGACTTGGCCGTCCGCAATGTCCTTGACGACAGCGGCGCGATCCGTGGCGCCTAGCGTGCGCTCCGCGCTGTAGATGTCGCCGTTGTGGGCGCGGCACAGGATCGTGAAGAAAGAGCGGTCGAAGGCGGCGAGGCGGTTGGGGCTGGGCATTGGCGTGCTCCTAATCATTCCGCGCGTGCGGATATTCGCATTGGCGAGGATTCCCAGCGACGCACGACTTTTCGCCGTCATTGCATTTCCAGCAGCGGTGATCGCGAAACATCCCGACCTTCGCGCTAACCTCATTCACTATTGAGCGAAGCGGCTCTGCGATGTGGGGGTTGCGGGTTAGCATGATGCGGCTCCGTGCTCCATGAAAGCTTCTGCGCGGATTTGCGCGCGCAGCTCATCGAGAATATCTGTGAATGTGTCGCCGTGGCCGGTCGCGTAACCGTGTTGAGTCATCCAAGCAAATAGTTGCCACCATAGAATTGCATTGGGCGGAACGTTGACCGACTCCGGCGCTGTTTCTTTGATGGCGCTATCGTTACTCATCTTTCCGTCCCTCATTGTCCTATCGGCAGGAATTGGTGGTTAGGCGGCCTTGACGCGGATCGCTTCCGACGCCAGCCACAAACGATCAGCTTGTGAGATCAGGCGCGCGTAAGTATCAAGGTCGCCTTCGACGTAGGCGCGCATGGCGTTCTCGCCATTCCAATCGCCCGCGTTGCGCAACCGAATTTTGCGAAGCTTCCAATCGTTGCTCACGTCACTCTCCGTTCAACTGAGAGGGGATGGGGTTAGGCGGCCTACGCTCAGCCGAGGATTTGCAGCCAGAGCGGCCAAGTGACGGCGCCGATCACGGTCAACGTCACGCTCAGTTCAAAGATGTTTCGAAGGATGTTGGTCATGGCGCTCTCCCGTTCAACTGAGAGCAAGAGTTGCATATAACGCAACTGCCGTCAATAGAAAAGTTGCATAATACGCAACGAAATGAACGGCGAAAATTAGCCTAAGCCGTTCAATGGCTTACGCGGCTCGGCGCGGAAATGCGGCCTGAATAGTGGCTTCTATGGTTTCCTTTATGCGCCGCTGCTCCTCTTGCGAGCGCCCCCGCAGTAACCCCCACATCCAATCATGATCGGGGTGCCGGAATAAATCTGCCGGTTCGTCGCAGGCGAACAGTGCGGCGAGTCGCAGGATATTATCTTCGCTTGGCAACGCGCCATTGAACCAGCGAGACACATTGCTCTTATCTGCGTTGATTTCCCGCGCGATGTCGGCCTGCTTTAGGCGACGCTTCGACGCCCATTCGGGAATGTAGTGCAATCGAACGGTTGGCTTTTCCAATCGCGCCATGCGCAACTCATAGATTGAGCTACGCTTTTCGTCGTTAGCTCGACTCGCAACAAAGGGGATTGACAAAAGTTGCGCAATACGCAACACTCCTCTGCATGAGCGCGCTTAGAGAATTTCGCGAACGAGCCAATCCGCCCCTTACCTTGGAGCAGCTTGGCGCTCTTTTCGGCGTAAACAAATCAACGATTTTACGTTGGGAAGAGGGGCATATCCCCGCTGAGCGGGTTTTAGCTGTTTCAGAAAAAACCGGCATTTCTCCATCTGCGCTTCGTCCTGATCTTTTTCGGCGGCAAAAGCGAGCTGCCTCATGACCTTCTGTCCGCCAGACTACTCCGTGCCGCGTCCTGCAAGACGCGCTGTTGCTTGTCGCAAGGCAATACAAGCACGGAGCAATGGAATGCGTCGGACAATTAGTGACCGGCTTTCGCCAAACAGCGAAGCCGTTCGAATTCTCAAATTAGCGCGGAATGCCGCATTTGCGGCGGTTGAGCGCCAAGAGCGCCAAACCGGATCGCGCATGGCGGCTTATGAAATCGTAGCGCAGACGGTCGGCACGTCGGCGTCTTGGCTGCGAAAGTTTATCAGCAATAGCGTTGAAGCCAAACAACCTAATTTGATTGTCGGCTGGAACATCCTCGTAGCGTACCGGCAGATTTGTGAGCGTGTTGAACAAGCGGCTGAGAATGAGCGCGCCGTAGTTCGGGCGCTACAGAGGCAAATCGATGCGGTTACTACGAGCACTTTGGGCATGGTGGACGGCGCGGCGAGAGCTGCGGCGTCTCCAAAGGCGGCTGAGGGGATAGGGGAATGGCTTGGACCGAAGAGCGAAAAGAGCTAGTTCGGCGGCGGTGGGTAGAAGGCTACTCGGCTTCGCAAATCGCGGCTGAGGTAGGTGCGGTTAGCCGTAGCGCCGTGATTGGCGTCATTCGCCGCGAAGGCTGGCAGCGCGGCGGAACGCGCGTAACAGTGTGGACTGCCGCTAGGTTAGCGCAGCTTAAGCAACTCGACATTGCTGGCTACCGCATTCCGCAAGCCGCCAACAAAATGGGCCTATCAGAGCGTCAAATCTATGACGGCTTTGAAAAATTACATCGCCAATTGAGCCAGCGCCGCATTCGGATTCCCCGCCCCCGCACGCCGCGCATCGTTCCACTTATACCGCTGGATGCCAGCATCCCCAGAGCCAATCTGCCACCGCCAGACGCGCGCCCAGCTACATTCCCCGATCTGGCCCCCGGCCAATGCAAATGGCCGTTAGGCAATTACGACGATCCTCCAGAATTTTTCTGCGGCGCCGCTGCTGCTCCCTCCGTCCCATATTGCAGCTATCACCAGAGCGTTTCCTGTTACGGCAGCGGCGCCGTTCTGCCTGAACCGGAGCGCGCCACGCGGCGCGTTGGGTCGCTGATTTTCACGCGGAGGGTGGCGTGATGAGTATGGGGGTCACATTGCGACCAGATGGCCAACCGGATGTGTACATTCAGGATTCAGGTAGCGTCTGCAATCTGAAACAACTCGAAGCTAAAATTCGCGCGCTTTTACAGGCACGCAACTGGCTGAAAAAAGAATTGGCAGAGCGCGCTAAGGAACAAAAAAAATGAAGCGCACTGCTTCCCTCTCCGAACAAGCGTTGCAAGAGCAGGTAATCAAACTGCTTTCTGCCTATGCGCGGCCGGATATTTGCTGGTTCTCAGTTCCGAACGGAGAATTGCGCAATTGGAAGGTTGGCACGCGATTGAAGGCCGCTGGCCTCCGCGCTGGCGTCGCGGATTTGATTTTCCTTATTGATGCCAGGGCGCACGCCGTTGAACTGAAAACTGAGATTGGGACGCTGAAGCCGCGCCAATTCGACTTCAAAGAGAGTTGGGAACGCGCGGGCGGCTTCTTTCATTCTGCGTTCGGCCTCGATCAGGCTTTGGGCGTGCTGCAAGGCATCGGCGCGTTCCGGAATGGCGTCAGTTTTTTGGCGGTAGGCAGCGTTTCTATACCTTCGGCCAACCCAACCGGCGGACGCCGGGTGCGCAAGGGGAGCGCGTCAGGTCGCGCGTCGCGCTCCCCTAATTTGCTGGATGGGGGAGGGCGGTAGTGATGGCGGCCTCTCTGTTCTCAGGCATCGGAGCGCCCGAAACGGCTATGCCGCATTGGGATTGGCGCTGGTGTGCCGAGATTGAAAAATTTCCTTCCGCAGTTCTGGCCGCGCGTCATCCGCGCTCGCAAAACTTGGGAGACGTGAGCGCTGATGGCTTCACAAAAGAGGCGGCCGAAATCTGCCGACCAAATGTTATTGTTTTCGGATCACCCTGCCAGTCCTTCTCAATCGCCGGAAAGCGTCTCGGCTTGGATGATCCGCGCGGCAACTTGGCCCTCGTCGCCTTGGGAATTATTGGACAGCTTAGACCGCGCTGGTTCACGTTTGAAAACGTACCCGGCTTACTCTCTCTTGACGGCGGATCAGCGTTCGGGCTTTTCCTGCGAACAGTGGATGAACTCGGGTATTCTCTCGCATGGACAGTGCTGGACGCACAGTATTTCGGAGTGGCGCAGCGGCGGGCGCGCGTGTTCGCTGTCGGACATATTGGAGACTGGCGATATCCCGCAGCGGTACTTTTTGAGCCGCAAAGCCTGCGTGGGCATTATCCGCCGCGCCGCCAAGCGGGGCAAGGAATTGCCCCAACAATTGCAAGTCGCCCTACAGGCGGCGGCGGACTCGGAACAGACTTTGACTGTGACGGCGGGTTAATTGAGGTATGCCCGACGCTTCGCGCTGGCGCATTCGACAAATCGCACGCTAACGCTGGCGTGCCGCCTGTTATTGCTTTTCAACCAAAGGCATCAATCACACAAAGCATGAATCCAGATGTTATCTCGCCAACCATCGGAACATCGAAGGAAATTGGTGCACAAATCGGCTCGGCGGTTCGTCGCCTAACACCGCGCGAGTGCGAGCGGCTTCAAGGCTTTCCCGACGATTACACCGCAATCGTCTACCGCAACAAACCAGCAGCAGACGGCCCGCGCTATAAATCGCTCGGCAACTCTATGGCCGTTCCTGTTGTGCGCTGGATACTCAATCGCATCGAACAACTCAGTGAGGTCAGAGCGCCGGTTTAACCCGGTCAAGATGGATAGCAGATCGTCGCTCTTTCCTTTCCTGAACCCAAACCAGACGACTGCCCATCGAAGGAGTAAGTGAGATGGCAATTAGCTTGGCTGACTTGAAACGAGTGAAGAGCGCGGACGCGCCGCGTTTTTTAATCTACGGTCCTGAAAAAATCGGCAAGAGCACACTTGCGAACGAATTTCCGGCATCCGTCTTTCTGCAAATCGAGGAAGGAACTGGGATGCTTGAATTGAATACGTTCGGCAAGCTTCTCAGCTTTCAAGACGTGATGGACGCTATCGCTTCGCTCTATCAGGAAGAGCACCAATTCAAAACAGTCGTTGTCGATAGCGCCACGGCATTGCAAACTTTAGTCTATGCCGAGACATGTGAGCGCGGCGACGACAAGGGAAACAAAAAAACAAGAATTGAGGACTTTGGCTACGGAAAAGGCTACCAGTACGCCCTTTCTGTTTGGCAGGAATTTATGGAAGGTATCATGGCATTGCGCCGTGATCGCGGAATGACAGTTATCTTGATTGCTCATTCCAAGATCGAACGTTTCGATGATCCAGAAACCGTTTCCTATTCGCGATACGAAATCGATCTACACGAAAAAGCACGCGACCTCCTGAAGCGCGAGGTTGACGTTGTTCTGTTGCTCAAATCCGATGTAGCGATCAAGAATGAAGAGCAAGGCTTTAATAAAAGCCGCGCTCGCGCCGATGGCGGCAGAACTGTTTGGATGCACGCCAGTTCGCGCCCTGCTTACGCGGCCGGGAATCGTTACGATATTCCTGAGCGCCTTATGTACGACCGCGGCAAAGGCTTTGCGGCGCTTGCGCCGTTTCTGCCCGGTGGAGAACGGCCGAGTGCACCAGAGCCAGTAGAACCAGAAGCTGTCGCCGAACACAAAACCGGCAACGGCAAGCGCAAGGCGGCGTAGGGTTGTGTCATGAAAATCTATGTCGTCATGGGGAATGATTTTCCAGAAGCAATCTTCTCTGAAAAAGACGCGGCAGAGAGATTTTGCAAACGCCAGCCGACGCTTTGCGGCGGCTCGCGTGTCTACTGGAATGTTTATGACTTCACGCTCGATGAGCACAAGCAAAAGGAATCCAGCAAATGACCGAACTTGATATCGACTTTGATCCGAATGCAGTCCCCGAGGATGATCGCAGCTTCGACGCGCTTCCTGCGGGTGATTACATGATGCAAGCAACAGAGTCAGAAATTAAACTGACCAAAAATGGAACGGCTCAACTTAATAGTGGTCGTCCCGAAAACCAATGCGATTGCCAACTCATCCTCACTTTAGAGGTGATAGATGGCCCGCATCAAAATCGTAAAGTGTGGGATCGGATCAATCTTCGGAATGAAAATCCAGAAGCACAACGGATCGGACATCGCCAATTGGCCGATCTTTGTTTGGCGGTTAATTCTACTGCCACGCTTAGAACAACAGAAGACTTGGCGCGCGAGTTACATTTCAAGCCCTTCACCGGCCGCGTGACGATCCAGCAAGACAAATCTGGCCAGTACGGGCCGCAGAACCGCGTGCGCTACAAGGCGCGCGGCGGCCAGCCGCCGCCAGGGAAGGCACCTGCACGCCCTTTATCTGCGGCGAATGCGGGCAACCAGTCGACGGGCACGGGACAAGCATCGACCCAAACCGAGCGCCATGTAGCGGCTGCATCCCGTTCTAATGCAGCGCCCGCCGCTGGCGCGCGGCCTTGGAAAAAGGCGGGGTAGGGCGATGCCAGCAATAGAGCCGCTTGCGCCAGATAATTCTCTGCCTCACCGTGATTTGCCTCGGCGTCTTTTAGCGGCCATTGAAACTCGTATTCGTTTGAATACGCAAAAAGGAGGAGGCGCAAAAGCGCGTGCGCGTTTGCAAGAAGCAAATGAAATACTCGGCATAATGCGAAACGTTATCCGAGAATACGAACGCACAGATTAGTAAAGTAGTCAGAACTACCAACCAACCAAACAGGAGGACTTAATGAGCTTGAATAAATCGACCTACGTTTCTACGCAGGCAAACGGTCGCCTGGAGTTCAAATCCAGCGGCGACGGTTTGCAGATCGAAGTACTTACTCCAGACGGCACCACAACGGACGCCGCGACAATCAGCGGCGACGATCTCCGCGCGCTGGTCAAGGAGTTTGCACCGGCCAAGCGCGGGCCGAAGAAAGCGAAGGCTACGGCCCAGAAGAAAGCAGCCTAGTAGCCGGGCGGCCGGGTTTGGTTTGCTGCCCCTCCCGGCCGCCCTTCCACCTTCCAAGACTTAGTGCCCTGGAGGCGCGCAGAGAATGGCTGAACTGCCACTCCCAATCAACCACACGGCCGAAGCCATTTACCGCGCCATCAAAGCACGCGGTTGGGGCGGCGACAATCGCGGCGTCGCGATGTCGGAAGCCGCAAACGAATGCGACCGCGCCATCTGGTACGCGCTTCGATGGGCCACGCCACGCCAAGAGGTTGATGGTCAAAAGCAAAGCCGCTTTGATACCGGGCGATATTGGGAAGATCGTTTGCTAGGTGATTTGGAAGCGATCAGATGCGATGTTCAGCGCGTTGATCCAGCAACAGGTAAACAGTTTGCGGTCGAATTAGCCAATGGCTGGTTGCGCGGTAAGCTAGACGCGCTTGCGACTGGCATTCCAGAAGCGCCGAAAACCGTTCATGTTGTGGAATGTAAGTCTCATTCCGAAAAGAGTTTCAAGGAACTGCTAAAACATCAGCCGCCAAAGGGCGAAGGACTCGCCAAGTCAAAACCAGATCATTATCTGCAATGTCAGTTGTATTGTTTGAGGCATGGCGCGACGCGCTGTCTGTATCTCGCCGTCAATAAGAACGATGACGCGCGATACGCCGAACGGATTGAATTCAACGCTACGTTCGCGCTTGCCGCAGAGGCTCGCATTGAGCGATTAGCTCCGTCCGACAAAGTCCCGCCGCGACTTTGGGATGACCCCAAAGCTAAGGGAGCCTTTGCGTGCGGCTGGTGTCCGGACAAAGGTATCTGTCATGAAGGGGCTTTTGCTAGGGTAAATTGCCGGACTTGTTTGTCGGCAAGATTTGACTCCGGCGCAAACGTGTTTTGCACGCTGCATCAGCGAGGGCTTAGCTACGACGAACAGCAGCGCGCTTGCCCTAGCCACCTTTTCCTGCCGGATTTAGTAGCGGGAGAGCAGATCGACGCTGATCCAGAGGCGCGGACGGTTACTTACCGTTTGGCTAGCGGCGAGACTTGGGTGGATGGAAAGACAACTAAATAATGCTGACTCTCCGGCCATACCAATCCGCTGCCAACGACGCGCTGCTCACGCATTGGAGCAAGGGCGGCGGTAACGCGCTAATCGAAATGGGAACTGGCCTTGGCAAGTCAGTCATCATTGCCGACTTAGTGCGGCAGCTAATCACCTCTTACCCAGATTTGCGTGTGCTGATGCTGGTTCACGTAAGGGAATTGGTTGCACAAAATCTAAAGGCGCTGCTCCAGCTTTATCCTAACGCTCCAGTCGGCATCAATTCGGCTGGCCTTGGTCGGCGCGACTATCATCAGCAAATTCTCTTCGCTTCGATTCAGTCAGTTTACAAACATGCCGTCCGGCTTGGCCCGCGTGACCTGATCGTGGTTGATGAATGCCACCTGATGCCGCACGACGGCGAAGGCATGTATAGACACTTGCTCGCCACGCTGGACGCACCGCATGAAATGCGCGTTGTCGGCTACAGCGCCACGGCTTATCGGCTTGATTCCGGTCGGCTCGATCAAGGTCAAGGTAAATTGTTTGATAAAACAGTTTTCAAATACGGGATTGGTGAAGGCATCGAAGATGGATGGCTGTCACCACTGATTTCAAAAGCAACCGTAACCGCGCTTGACACAAATGGCGTCGCAAAACGTGGTGGCGAGTTTGTGCCTGGCGCTCTTGAGATCGCGATTAACAAGGATTGGATAACTACCGCCGCAGTCAATGAGATTGCGCAGTTTGGCGAACACCGCAAGTCTTGGCTCGCATTTTGTTGCGGCGTCAAACATGCTCATCAGGTTGCGGAAGCAATTCGCGCCAAAGGCATTAGCTGCGAAGCCGTAACAGGCGAGACACCGAAGCGTGAGCGCGATCGGCTAATCTCCGCTTTCAAATCTGGCCAGCTTCGATGCCTTACTAACGCACAAGTTCTTACGACAGGATTTGATGCGCCTCAAACAGACATGATCGCAATGTTGCGACCCACACTCAGCCCCGGCCTTTACGTCCAAATTTGCGGAAGAGGGACTAGAAAGGCAGAGGGAAAGCAAGATTGTTTGATCCTCGATTTTGCCAGAAATATTCTCAGGCATGGACCTGTCGATACGATTGAGACTGGCGAATTTAAGCCGCGTGTTGGTGATGGCTCGCCGCTCGCAAAGGAGTGTCCGCACTGTGCCACGCTGGTCGCGCTAGCCGCGCTCCGTTGCCCGACCTGCGGTTACGAGTGGCCAGAACGCGCCGCTACTCCCAAACACGAAGCCACCGCAGAGGCGAGCGCCGCCATTCTGTCAAAGGGCGCTCCGGCTTGGGTCGCGGTTGATAGCGTGCGGTACTACCGGCATGAAAAAGAGGGTAGTCCGCCTTCGCTCAGAGCGGAGTACGACTGCGGCCTTTCAGTTCACCGAAGCTGGCTCTGCTTTTCTCATCAAGGCTTTGCCCGACAGAAAGCCGAATCCTGGTGGCGTCGCTGCGGCGGCGGCGTAGTGCCGAGAGACACGGACGAAGCGCTGCGGCGGGTAGCAGAGTTAGCGCAGCCGACCTCTATTCAGATCAGGCCGGACGGCAAGTTCTTTAGTGTAGTGAATTGGCAGTTCAGCAAAGAGAAAGAGGAGAAGGCAGCGTGAGCGGATGGCAATGCAAAGCACAGCGAACCGCCGATCCTCCACAAGATTGCAATCATCCGTTTTGTGGCTGTGATCCCCATGCGGAACGGATTATTGAAACGCTGCTCGAATGCGGTTGGGGACCTGAAGCGACACGTTGGTATCCAATAGAAAGTGCGCCGCGTAGCGGAGATTTTCTCGCTCGGATCAATAACGGCACAATTACAGTGGCTCGTTACATCAACTTTCGTTTTTTCAGTTGTGACAATCTCGGTCATGGTGGCGGCGAGCCTACACATTGGCAACGCCTTCCTGATCCGCCAGAGGCCGCCGCATGACCTTCGCCCGCCGCTTCCGCCATCTCGGCTGCGGCATTGGCTTCACGCCATTCAACTGGCAATGGGGCAGAGTGGGGCGGCGTTTGTTTGCCGTGGGGCCGGTTAGGATTTTGTGGATGGGGTTGGTGGGGTACAGCGATAAATAATTAGATAGATAGGAGAAAAGAAAATGCATGAGCTTCCGGACGGATCGGGATTTTTTATTGCAGAGATCGGGCCGCGCGAACCCGGACTGATCAATTGGATAAAATATCAACCAGAGGGATGCGCAAGAGTTTGGCTTTATTTCTGGCGTATATATTGGTCCGCGCTTGATTTAAGTCGTCAACTTGGTGAGCCGATGACACGTTGGCAGTCTGTCAAGTATGCGGCGATGATTACTCGCCAAATATGTTTTTGATATAAATGACCGCCCCAACTCTCGCCACCCGCTTCTCTACCGCTCTCCCCACGCTCTGCACAGTCTGCCGGCGCCACGCCGTCGCGCTCGCCTATCTCTCTAGCTACTCCGCTCCTCCTCTTTGGCTCTGCGACTCCCCCGACTGTCACCGCTTAGCGCATGAGGTCGTTAAAATGCCGTTAGAAAAATTAGATACGCTAGAGCACGCCGCCGCGATGGAAGCCGCCAACGCTGCTGGCGATTATTTGGACTCTCAGCACCAGACCGACTTGGCCAAACTCTCCGCAGAGCAATGGGAAGAGCTATGGCGCGTATTTCTTGTTAGTTACGAAAAATTCTTGCGCCAGAAGATAGAGGTTGGCGGGTTGCCGTACTGAGTGACTGGCACACTCTTAATAAAAAGAGGGGACAATGCACTATAATATCAAAGCCATCCCAACCCGTTATAACGGCACTATATTCCGCTCGCGACTCGAAGCGCGCTGGGCTGCGTTCTTCGATCTGTGCGATTGGCGATGGGATTATGAGCCCCTAGATTTGAATGGATGGATTCCAGACTTTCTAATTGAAAAAAAGCTACTTGTCGAAATTAAGCCGTTGGTTTTTGGAGAAGAACCTTTTAATGTTGAGTTAGTTGGCGATCTAGCAAAATGCTTGGTTGCACCAACCAATTATGAGTTTTTAATTTTAGGATTGATGCCAGTACAGCTTAAATCGTGCGGCGCATATGAAGCTGCGGACGGCACAATTTCTTGCATAGGATCAATTTGTTACAGGGTTAAAAATGATGATACTGGTCTGTTTGATATTGTGAAAGACGACGCATTATTGAAGCTTACCGATACTGATAAAATTGATATTGGCGGCAGTTACATGGATTGGGGTAGCCGTTTAGGTAAAGATCACAACGAAATTATTCATCGCGCGCACAAGATACCATGCGTTCCTTGGACAGTAATCGAGCGCCTGTGGCGCGAAGCGGGCAATTTGGTTCAATGGAAAAAACCAGTCCTATAATTAAAAGATGTCTCTTATGGCGGCCACTGTCCGGCCTTGGAACAAAAAGAATGTTTGCGAGCACGCGCTGGCTTACGCCAGCCGTGGCTGGTTTGTATTTCCGTCGCCCGCCAGCGGCGAAAAGATGGGCTGCGTTTCTGGCGAAAAAACCAACGGCAATCGTTGGGGATGTACTACCGATCCAGTCGAGATTGTTGCTTATTACAAACAATTTCCTGCTGCTAATGTTGGCATTGCGACAGGCAAGGATAGCGGAATTTTTGTTCTAGAGGCGGATACGCCTGCAGGTCACAGTGCCGATGGTATTGCTAATCTAAAAAATCTTGAAGCGGAGCACGGCGAGTTGCCTGCCACGTTGATGGCTGAAAGCCCGTCTGGGTCGGTGCATCGTTTTTTCAAATATCCCAGTGACGGCACTTTTATTGAAAACTCGGCTTCAAAATTAGCGCCTGGTGTTGATGTGCGCGGCGACGGCGGAATGGTTATTGCTGCGCCTTCCGTTCGGCCCGGCAAAGGCATTTATCGTTGGCTCAATACCCTCCCGATCGCCGATGCGCCGGAGTGGCTTATCAAGTTGTCCGCCAAAGCGGCGTTGCCGCCTCCAAAGCCAATTATTTTCAGTATTCAGTCATCGTCCGATCTCTCCGCATATGGGGCGGCAGCGCTTGCGGATGAAATGGCACAATTGGCAGCCCGCTCGCCCGGCGAAAGAAACACAGAAGCAAACCTTTCCGCCTACAGAATCGGCCGCCTCGTAGGAGGGCGCTGCTTGGCCTTTAGCGAGGCGTACAGCGCTCTTGAGCAAGCCGTGCTGTCATGGGGTGTGAGTCCAAAAGACAAAGCCCTTGGCCCGAAGGGGACGCTGGCGAGGGCTTTGCGGGTGGGGGAAAAGTATCCCCGAGGTCCCAATAATGACCCGACGCCAACAATTCAAATCCATATCCTTGGCGAAGATATTATTGATGCGGACACTGGAGAGATCATCAGTGGCGCAGAACCAACAGCACTAGATGACTATCCAGATTATCTTCTTAATGGTCCTGAATTAATCAATGACATTGCCGATTGGATTATGTCGACGGCTATGTTTCCTTGCCGTCTATTTTCGGTAGCTGCGGCCCTGTGTGCTGTTGGTGCCGCTGTTGGCAGGCAAATCTATACCGGGACGCCGCGTACCGGAACCGCCTTATATTGGCTGACTATTGCGCCAACGGCGAGCGGCAAGGAGCGTCCACAAGAGGCCATTAAACAGATTTTTGAAGGGGCTGGACTCTCTCATTTAGTAAAATCGTCTGTGTCATCTTCGGCCAAGCTGGGCGTTTCGTTACAAGAGAAGCCGCTGCAAATTCAAATTATCGATGAAATTGGCAAAGTACTTCGCAAATTTATTGGCCGTAACGCTTCAACGCAAGAATTATCACTACTTGATGACTATTGTACTGTGTGGGGTAAAAATCTAGGCAGTTTTTCTCCAGAAGGTGTAACTACACGCGGAGATATTTGCATTAAGCGTCCAAGTCTTACGCTTCTCGGAGCTACCACACCAGTAAATTTTTATAAGCAATTACGCAGTGATCAAGTTGCTGGTGGGTTTCTTAATCGTTTTATCGTTCTACATCGATTTAAGCGAATGACAGAAAATAAAACCCCTAAGCCAGAGGAAAACGTACCACATCAATTAATTGATGCCATTCGCACGCTTCACACGTTTCAAGACGGTATCCAAAGACAAAGTACGGTTTCAACTCTTCCCGAGCATACTCCATCGCTTTTTGTGGTTCCGACTGCGGCAGAAGCTGAAATTCTCTTGGCGGAATACCGTTTAAAGACGCGCGATATGATTTTGAAATCGGATAGCGATCCGATTTTTGAGATTTGGGCGCGAGCCGCTGAAATGGTGAAGCGTATTTCTCTGATATTGGCTTGCGCTAGGCATTGGCGAGATATGTACAAATGCGAAATTCAGCCGGGTGATGTTCGGTTTGCGTCCAGTCTTATTGACTGGTCGATGAGCACCTTCATGGAAGGTATCCGCAATCATATGGCGGAAAATGAATATCAGGCCAATTCCAAGTTGGTGCTTAATTTGGTTCGCGAAGCGGGTAAGAGCGGCATCACAAAAACTGACCTGTATCGCAAGATCGATGGACGGCTTTCCGCTCGGGATATTCAGGGCATCATCGGCTCGCTCAGCGATAGCGGTAGCCTAAAAGCCCTTGAAGAAAAGGCAGGGCCTGCCGGAGGTCGGCCGAAGGTCAGCTACATTTTTACAAGAATTAATACCTAGAAATCGAGGGGGGTTATTGCGGAAATCGGTCCCGTAAAAACCCTCAAAAACCTCCTGAGCCAATTGGGTTATTACGGGTTTTTGCGGGGTTTTTACGGGTGCTTTTCCCGCAAAAACCTCGGCAGCTAAGTGGTTGTTTTATATATATAATAAAGAAAAAATTCTCTCTCTCCTAGTTATTACTGGTAGGGTGTATGTCCCCTCTCTTTTTCGTTCATGTGTTCTCTCTTTATACCTGTTTTTTCTCTCTCTATAGGGGCACTTTCCGCAAAAACCTCCCTTTCACTCTCTCGCCCCTCAAAGCAATTTTCCTTCTTGCCTTCCGGCCGCAAATCAGTTTTGTTCCCTTTGCGCACCCGAGTCCGCCGGACCCCTGGAATAGGAGGCCCGGCGATGTCAGAACCGAACGACCAACTGAGCTGCGTTTGCGGACTGCCTACGGGCAGCGGCGCTTGCTGGTGCGGGCGCGCTGATGCGGTGCTTCCCGCTCCCCCACTCCCTCCACCCCTCACTACCGCCCAAGCCCTAGCCGACTACACCCGCGCCATGCGCGATTGGGAGACAGCCGGCGAGGCTGAGCAGAGCGCCGCGCTGGCTGTGGTCCAAGAGGCCTGGCGCCAGCTGGCCGCTGTCCGCCACGCGCGGCTGGGGAGCGCGCTGTGAGTTGGCTGGCCTACCTCCTAGCGGGCGCGGTCGGCTACGCGCTGGCTGGCGCGTTCTGGCGGTCTGGGCCATGGGCTAGCGAGCGATGGCAAAAATGGCGCTGATGGTCGGCTCGCCACCTGATCCAGGTTGGCTCTTGGACCGCCGCCGTCGGCTGGCCGAACGGCGTGAAGCGCTGCAAAGGCGCGAATTGGTCAGCCCTGCCTTCGCCGATGACGTTCGGATGGTTGTCTCTGCCTGGACGCGCGATGAGCTGGGCAATTGGTCGAGAACGGTAAGGGGGGAGTAGGGTGGCAAGTTTAGCTGCGAACGTCCGGCAGGCAACCAGCGCAACCGAACTCCAAGCGCTGCGCGACCGCATTGTGGAGCTGGAAGAGTTGATTGGGGCCAAGCCACCAACTAGGCCGCTGCGCGCTTTGCATTTAAGACCAGCCGAAGAAATTGTTTGTCAGTTGTTAGTTAAGCAGCCAATTCTTACTCATGAATTTTATATGATCTCGGCTCACGGCGCGCGACCTGAGTGCGATCAACCTGAAACGAGAATACTTGAGCAATATATTTGTTTCTTGCGCAAGAAGCTAAAGCCGTTTGACATAGCAATAAAAACTAAATGGGGAGCTGGTTTTTATCTTTCTGCCGAGAACAAAGCCAAGCTTGCCGCGCTGCTGGCAGATAGAGTTTAGCAATTCAGTGAGGGAAAGAATGCACGCCACTCTAGAGGAAAATTTGGTGACAGAGCGTGGACTAATTGACTTTAGCACCAGCCCAGCCGCGCCCGCCTTCTGGTACGCCATGCTGGTCGCGTCTGGCTTGGAGCGCAAGGCTTGCATCTGGCTCAGACGACGGCAGTACGAGCCGTATTGGCCGCGCTACAAAGGGCAGGTTAAGCTGAACCGGCATCGCAAAGCGGAACGCTGGCGCTCGGTCATTCCGGGTTATTTGTTCCTGCCGGTCGAGATGGAGCCGGACTGGGAATTGTTTGAGGATCGAATGCCTGGATTTAGTTCTGTGCTGCGCAATGGCAGACGCGACGCGCTGGCCAAAATACCGGAAGCGGGCCGCGAAGGCATTGCGCAAATCCGCCATATCGAAGCGGCGCTCAACGCTTCGCCGATCGCTGCTGCGGACGGCTTGCCGTTCAAGGTAGGGCAGGCGGTTCGCGTGCCTAGGCTTAGCTTGGATGGTCGGATTCTGGCGGTGGAGAAAGGCCGCAAGCTGATTGTGGAGTTGTTTTTCTTCGGCGCGAAGCGGCCAATACCGTTGCCGGCGAGCGAAGTGGAGGCAGCCTAATGCTTTGGATTCGGATACGGCGCGCATGGTGCCGCTTCGCGCATTGGCGCTGGCGTGTGCCGCATAATGGTTTTGGCTGGGTTGGACATCGCTGCACGAAATGCGGTTGGATGTTTTTTCGCAGGTGGGAAGATTGGGTCCGCAAGATTGAGGCTGGGTAGAATTAACTTGACAAATCAGCGCAAATAAGTCTTTAGCGGGCAGACGATTGGACTTGGCCTCGGCGACGCGCCCTTGGCGCGGGCCTGAATTAAGGAATGCTGGGGAAGGTTCGGGCCAACGGCATTAAGCCGGGCCATAGCGAAGCTTTTCTCAATTGATTGCACCGCCATGAACCCCAAAGGCCCGCCGCCCGGCGTTCGATTTCAGAAAGGCAAATCCGGCAATCCCGGTGGCCGTTCGAAAGAAGATTTTCGCATTCGCGACCTGGCGCGCGAGCGCTGCCCCGAAGCGCTGGACGTTCTCAGGGAAATCTATCGAGACCAGAAAGCACCCAAAGCAGCGCGCGTCTCTGCCGCCGTCGCGATGCTCGATCGCGGGCTCGGTAAGCCGGTGCAGGCGATTACTGGCGAAGGCGGCGGCCCAATTTTGCTTTCATTGCTGACCGATGATGAACTCACAAAGCTTGAACAGCTTCTCCTTTCCGCCGAGTCGCGTTCCGACACTGGAGATGGTGCAGGCTGAAAAAGCGTGGCGTGAAGAGCGCGGTGGTCATGCGGCGCGCGGCGGCTTAATTAAATTCGTTCGATATTTTTGGGATGTGCTGGAGCCTAAGACCAAGTTTGTTGACGGCTGGGCAATTCAAGCAATCTGCGAGCACCTTGAAGCCGTGTCTCGCGGCGAGATTACGCGGCTTCTACTGAATGTTCCTCCAGGTTTTGCCAAGTCGCTTATCGTCAATGTGTTCTGGCCGGTGTGGGAATGGTCGGTTTATGGCGCGCATCTGCGCTACGTTTCGTTCTCTTATGCCGCCCATTTGACGGCGCGCGACAATGAAAAGTTTCGCGATCTGCTGCTCTCTTTTAAGTATAAACAACTTTACGGCTCGCGTTTTAAGTTGGTAAAGGTTGGTTCTGAGAAAGTTCAATCAGACAAGACCGGATGGAAATTCGCTTCGTCTGTTGGTGGCGTTGGAACCGGAGAGCGCGGCGACCGCGTTCTTTTAGACGATCCGCATAACGTCAAGGAAGCCGAATCCGAAACGGTGCGCACCGAAACAGTGAGATGGTTTCGGGAAGCAATGCAAAACCGCCTTAACGATCTGGCGACTGGCGTTATTGTTGTTATCATGCAGCGCGTTCATGAGGCCGACGTTTCGGGCTGCATCATTGAGAATTATCCCGAATACGTTCACCTCTGCATTCCGATGGAATTTGAGGAAAGCAGGCGGTGCGAAACAGAGATCGGCTGGATTGATCCACGCGAAGAAGAGGGCGAATTAGCGTGGCCTGAACGGTATCCGGCTGATGTTTTGACGCCATTCCGTTCAATGTCGTTTTTATATGCCGGTCAATATCAGCAGCGCCCCGAACCGCGCGGCGGCGGCATCATCAAACGAGATTATTGGCGCATCTGGAACAGGGAAGCGCAAGAGGCCAACGACGTTAAGCCTGGAATGTTTCCGAATTTTGAGTTTGTGTTGGCCAGCTTCGACGGCGCATTTACGGAGAAAAAGGAAAATGACTATTCAGCTCTGACGATTTGGGGTGTGTGGGTCGAGACCTCGTTAGAGCAGCGATATTCGGAGCAGTTCGGCACGCCGCGTTTGATGCTGATATGGGCTTGGCACAAGCGGTTGACGCTGCATGGCACTGACGTTGAGCCGATACCTGGCGAGACAAAATTAGAGTTCGAAGAGCGGCGGCGCCAATCGTGGGGCGTTGTCGAGCACATCGCGGCTGACTGCAAAAAGCATCATGTCGATAAACTCATCATCGAGAACAAGGCGAACGGCATTACGGTTGAACAGGAAATGCGCCGGCTGTTCTCTAGGGAGAGCTGGGTAGTTGCGCTGCATGATCCGGGGAGAATGGATAAGGCGGCGCGGGCGCACATGATTTCCCATCTATTCGCCGATGGTTTGATTTGGCGGCCAGACACAGATTGGGCACAGCTAGTCGAGGATGAATGTGCGTCGGTTCCTCGGGGGGCTCACGACGATTTATTCGACGCAACAGCGAATGCGATCATCCATCTTAGGCGCATGAATCTAGCTCAAAGACAGGACGAGTCGTTCGTTGCTATCGAAAATATGTTGTATGGTAAGGCCCCAACGAAGCGGCTGAATTACGAGGCGTAGTAATGGCGGTTGGCCGTCCTACTCGCCATTATCCGCCATCCGCGCAAGTCCGCTTCATCGCCCACGGCATGAAGATGTTCGCCCTCCGGCGAAAGCTCGAAAGGCAGAGCATGGCGACCGTGATCTGGGGCGGCGATAGATTTGCGGCCAAGCCTGTTTCTAAAAACGCCGATGGCTCCTGGATCATGGAAGCGCAGCAACGCACCGCGCGCACTGTGCTGGGCACGCGCTTTACCGTTCAACCGAGTGAGATTGTATCTGGGATGCCGGAAGAGACTGCCAAGACTGATGTTGCAGTGGCGGCCATGCAACTCGCCCCAAAGGGTAAGCCTATGACATCTCGCCTGTCTGAAAAAGCCAAGCTCGTTGCGGAAGGCCAGAAATCCTTGCTGACCAAAGTTGAAGCGCAGTTTGACGCCATGCTGGATGCGCAGGCCAAGTCGGCGGAACGCCTGACTGGCGCGATGCAGAAGATTACGGCAGTTCAGGCGGACATCGAAGCCGGGACTTCAACAATCGAAGACGTGGCGAACCAACTGACTAATCAGGGCTAACGCTATGGCGAAGACATACAAACAGAAGCTTTACGACGATCTTAATGCGTTGGTGGACAAATATCCAAAAGCCAAAGTCTCCGATGTATTGTGGGCATTGGAAGCGTTTGGCGAAGGTTTGTGGCGAGCGCTTCCTGCACCAAAAAAGGGCCGCAAGTGCGTTGAGCGCACGAAACGTTACCGGCTTGCTTAATCCTGTGAACAAAGTTTGAGGCTGCGCGTTGTTGTAGACCCCAACCCTAACAGGAGTCCTACGCCATGGTTGACCAGACCACTACCCAAGCCGAGAAAGACCGCGTGCTGGCCAAGAAAATGGGCCGCGTGCCGCTACTGCGTAACGCAGGCGAGAACGACACCGCGTATTCCGCGCGGCTGCGCCAGTCGCCCAAGACGATCCCCGACCTGACTGACGAGCAAATCAAGCTGGCCCGCGACATGCACGCCGTTCATTCGGCAATGGCGCGCGGCTACATCCTGCCGCCGCTGCCAATCACTGACGAACAGAAAGCTGCGGACGATGCATGGGCGCAAGAGCGCGGCGTTCAGCCCGTATTGCGTGATCCGGGTGAGACTGACGCGGAGTACAGTTTGCGGCTGGATGCTTCGCCGGCGATTGTTAAAGAGACGGCTCGCGACGAAACCACTTACCCTTCGCACGTCGATAGGCCCATATTTGCGCCCGTTGCAAACGGGTCGCATGAAGACGCGCACACTGCCTGAACGTAGATGGCCGGTTTAATCTCGCTCGCTCCGTATCGAGAACCGGCGCCCGAACAGGACGCGGAGCCGGAGGCTGAGACAATCAAGCTGGATGGCGGGTCAAATCCCGCCTCCAGCGTAGTCGTTGACCTCCCGGATGGGCGAGTATCGGTCAATCTCAACGCGGCCCCGCAAGACCCGACGCCCATTCATGACGCCAAGTTCAATGCGAATCTGGCGGAACATCTGGACGACAGCTATCTCGGTACGCTCGCCGATGAACTGTTGCGCGGCATCGAGGAAGACGAGCGGTCCCGCAAAGACTGGCTGGATGAGCGGGCCGAAGGCATCAAACTCCTCGCTCTCAAAATTGAAAAGCCATCTAGTTCACAGGCTGGCGCGTCTGCCGGCGTCGATAACACCAGCCGGTCTCGCAATACGCTATTGCTTGAAGCGTGTCTGAGATTCCAGGCCACAGCCAGCGGCGAACTGCTACCGACTGGCGGCCCGGTCAAGGTCGAAGACAAACTTAGCCGTGATACCATTGAAGGCGATGAACTTGCCGATCTGCTGGAGGATGATTTTAATTATTATCTGACCCGAACGGCGTCTGAATACGTTCCCGACACGGAACGGATGCTGTTGTGGGTTGCGGCTGGGGGGAGTGGTTTCAAGAAAGTCTATCGGTGTCCGATCCGTCGCAGGCCGGTTTCTGAATCCGTCGATGCGGCCGATCTGTGCGTGTCGAACGCGGCAACTGATCTGGCCAATGCTGATCGCGTGACCTTCACGTCGCGTATGCGTCAGACGACGATGAAGCGTATGCAGCACTTGAAGGCATACCGCAAAGTCGAACTGTCAACGCCGACTGCGAAAATTCCGACCAGCGTTGACGAGGAAAAGGAAGAGATAACCGGCGTTCGTGTTTCCAATCGACCGGAAGACATCCCGTACACTATTCGGGAGTGTTACTGCCAAATCACATTAGAGGGCGACGAGCACAAGGAAAGTGGTGAGATTACCGGGCTGCCCCGTCCCTACAAGGTTACGATTGAAGAGACCTCGCGCACCATCCTTGAGATACGCCGCAACTGGCGCAAGGACGACGAAATGGAGCGCCCGCGTGAGGTGTTCGTCAAATATCCGTTTGTTCCTGGATTTGGCTTCTATGACATTGGTCTAATCCAGATAGCGGGCAATCCGACGACGGCAGCGACGGCGTTGTTGCGGATCATGATTGACGGAGGAATTTTCGGTAACTTTCCGGGTGGCCTAGTTGCCAAGGGTTCTGACAAACAGAACACCACGGACATCAGCGTGCCGCCTGGCGGGTTTGCTCCCATTGACGTTTCGATGGCGCAGGATGGCGACATTCGCAAGGTCGTCATGGCGCTGCCCTACAAGGAGCCGGGGCCGGGAATCGCGGCGCTTTATCAGCAGGTCGTTGAAGCTGGGTCACGTCTTGCCGGCATTCCCGACATGGCGGTGGGCGAGGGCAGGCAAGACGCTCCGGTTGGCACCACGATTGCGCTGATCGAGCAGGCCATCAAAGTTACGGACGCGGTTCACAAGCGGCTGCATACGGCGCAGTCGAAAGAGTTTGAGTTGATCCGCGATTTGTTTCGGGAGTATCCCGAGGATTTCTGGCGGTTCAATCAGGATCGCGATAGCAATTGGGATAAGGAAAAGCTCACAAAGGCGCTGAACGATTACAACCTCGTTCCGCGGGCCGATCCGAATACATCATCGAATGTGCAACGTATTCTTCGCGCACAAGCGCTTTATCAGATGACGAAGGCCAATCCTGAGCTATTTCAAATCTCTGTTGTTCTGGATTATATTCTGCGCACTCTTGGCATCACTAATCCTGATGGCTTTACGCAGCCGCCGCAGAATCAAGCGCCACCGCCCGATCCGAAAGCGGAGGCCGCGTTAACGAGCGCGCAGGCCGCCGACAAGAAAGCAACCGCCAGCCTGATTGATGCCAACACCAAAGCCAAGTCTGCTACGGCAGACATCGCGGCGAAGGCGCAAGAGAGCAACAACGATCTGAAAATCCAGCAGATGGAATCGGCTGACGTTCGGTTCAAAGCGCAGGCTGATGCGGCGAAGGAAAACGCAGGGCGCAAGGGCGACGCTGCGTTGCAAGCCATGAAGATTGATGCCGAGAACCAGCGCCATGCTACGGGATTGGTTTCAGATCATGCTTTGCAGGCCAAGGATCACGCCAATCAGCAGGCGTTGGCGGAACAGCAGGCGAAGGAGCCAGTGGAATGAGCACCATCGGCGACAAGCTCCGAGCTCTGGCAAACGATGCAGATGCAGCAAATCTATCGGCCATCGGCATTATCCTTGCGGACGGCGCATATGATCTGGTGCTGAGTTCGGCTGATTTAAGACCACATGAAAACCATACGATGATGTTGGCTTATGCCATGTATCAGGCGACGGCTTTGAGACAACAAGAGGCATCCTTGCAATGAAGAAATCCATGGCGGCCCAACTTCGCGGCACGCAAGGCGATTACGCGCCGATCAAGACCGAAAACAATCGCGTTGGCACGATGGATGCTGAATCCGCCGAGGCCCGCGAGGACGATCACGGCACGGCTGCGCTCAGAAAGCGCAAGCGCGGCGGCAAGGTCGAGGGCAAGAGGCCGAAGATGAGACTGGACCGCAAGGGGCGCGCGAGTGGCGGACGTGTACGGCGCGCTGATGGTGGGGGTACTCAGAGTAGTCAATTGAACAATCAAGCCCAGCAGGCTTATGTGCAAGGGCTCGCGGATGCTCAAGCAAATCAAGCCAGCCAACAAAGCCAACAAAGCCAACTAAATCCGGCCTATAATCAGTCTCTACAAAAACAGAATGAGCAGTACAATACTCCAATTACGGCACCGAGCGGATTTGCTTATGGGCCTATGAAGCGTGGTGGCTCTGTGAACCGCGCCCGTGGCGGCTCTGTAAAGGGCAAGAAGGGCACGACCGTTAACATCATCATCGGCGGCCCTAAGATGCCCGGCTCTGGTGCAGGCCCAATGCCGCCGCCCTCTGGGCCGATGCCGACCGCTATTCGTCCACCGCCTTCCATGCCTCCGTCCCTGCCTCCAACTTCCGGCGCCGCGCCCGGCGTGCCCATGCCCCCTCCAGGCATGGGTCGCAAGGCCGGCGGCCGGGTTTCTTATCCGAAGATGGAAGCGGGCGCTGGTAGTGGGGAAGGGCGGCAAGAGAAGATCAGGGAATACGGCAAGAACGCAAAAGGGACAAACAAATGACGCTCATCGAGGAAAATCCACCTGTAAAAATGGTAGAACGTCCAATATTTGATTCCGGTCAAATCATTGGCGGCTTCGACTTATATCAAGTAGTTGCGGACCAAGCGGGAGTACTCTGGCATATTAATATTGAAAGTGGTCACGCAGTTCCAGTTACCTTCTCAACAGAATCTAAAAGCCATCGAAGACCGTAGCGATGCCCGCGCACGCTAAGAAACCCGTTCCTGAAAAGCAGAAAGAACCCGCCGATCTGATCCGGGAATGGTCGCCATTGCTGCATGAGATCGAGCCTGATGCGGTATTGGATTTCAGTTGGGCGCGTAACGCGATCACGATCTGCGACATGCGGCGGCCGAACTCATTGCGCTACGCCGATCTCTATACGGTGCCTGAAATCAACGGCGGGATGCACAAGGTAACTGGCGATTTCGAGCGGCGGGTTAATGCTTTCATGGCGAAGGGCTAATGGACGCCTTCCAATCCCGCTACGCGCAAACTTTGTGCGACAATCTTGAAAAAACTATTGCCGAGCAGAGCGAACATCTTATCTCTGCTGTCGCGCCAGATTATGCGTCGTACCGACAGGGCGTCGGCTTTATTCGCGGTTTGCAGCACGCATTGAAAGAAGCGAGAGAACTGGAACAAGTCTTGAGCCGCCCGGATACAAAGCCTGAACTTGTCCAGCTCAAACGACAAAGCTACGAAGCATAGGATAGTTTCATGCCGCTTATGGAAATGCGCCACATTGTTGATCCGGTCGAAGAGTTGTTCGATAAGATCGGCGATCTGAGTGAGATTGTTGTGCCATTCAATAAGGTCTTGGTTGCGATCTACATGCGGCCAAAGGAAACTAAGAGCGGCATCCATCTTCCCGATCAAGTCCGGCAAGAGGACGTTTATCAGGGCAAATCCGGGCTGATCTTGAAGAAAGGCCCAATGGCCTTTCAGGACGACGACAAGGTGAAATTCCACGGCCTCAATCCAGAGGTCGGGGAGTGGATCGTGTTTCGCCCGTCAAACGGCATGAAGCTCGACATTCGCAGCAAGGACGGCCATTGCATCCTTCTGTCAGACACCCAAGTTGAGCTTGTGATTCCGTCGCCCGATATGGTGTTTTGATGAATATCGAAACAAATCGGCGTTACGTTTTTATTCCGGGATGGCTCATTGCGGACATGCGGTCAACCGATGATCGCGTCCGACAGAAAGAACTTATCATGTCTGAGTGTGGCCTCGATAATGAGGGTGCCGCACGAGTGATGAAAATCCTTGGCTTTGAGCTTACGCCTTTGTGGATGTGGCAATGACCAACCCCGCCATCACCGGCCAAAAGCAATCCGATCTCATTCGAGGTCTAAAGCATCTTCTCGACATGGCGCGATCAGGCCGCGTTGTTGGCTTGGGCTACGCCGCCGTTCAATTGGAAGATGACGGCTCGTTCACATCCGGCACCAATGCGATCTGGACGGACGATCCCAATATTCAGGCTGCCGTCTCGGAATCAATCGGTATGTTGAAAGAGCGCGTTGACGCACAGACAAGGGTAATTTTGCAATGACCGAAGCCGCAGTAGAAAAACCCGTTGAAGTGCCGCTGGTCGTCGCGGAAGAAAAGCCTGTCGAGGTTGCGCTTACCGACAAGAAGCCAAACGGTGAAGCCAAGCCTGATAAGGTCGTCACCGCCGACGAAGGCATTGAAAGCCTCAAGGAGCAGGTCGCCCGCGCCAAGCGTGAGTCCGCTGAGCGGCTTGCCGAGAAAGATCGCCGGATTGCTGAGGCGCTAAAGGTCGCAGAGGACGCCCAGCGCGAGACGACGACAGTCAAAAAGGATCATGTCGGCACGATCATTGAAAATCTGACCAAGGACAAGGAAGCGGCGAAGCGCGATTTGATCGCCGCAATGACCGCTGGCGATCATGAGAAGGCCGCCGAAGCGCAAGAACGGCTTTCAATGGCCAGTTCAAGAATTGTCGAAGCCGAGCGCGGCAAGGTTGCCCTGGAGGAAGAGGCCAAAGCCCCTCAAAAGGTCCAGCCGATCAATGATCCGGCCGATAGATTGGCTGCAAGCCTTTCTCCGCGCTCTGCGGCGTGGGTCAAATCCCATCCCGAATACGCCCGCGACCCAAAACTCAATCGGCAGATGGTGCGGGCGCATGAAGACGCCATCGATGAAGGTCATGTAGCGGATTCCGACAGCTATTTCGACTTCATCAACGGCAAGCTGGGCTTAAATCAGGGCCGGCAGGTCGAACGGCAGGTCAGGGAAGAGACACGGGCGCCGGTTTCCGCTCCGGTCGGACGCGACGTGCCGCAATCGCCCGGCGCACAGCGGCCCGGCACGATCACGTTGCAGCCGAGTGAGGTCAAAGTCGCGATTGAAACGCTTTCGCCGCTTTATCCGAAGGCTTCGCGCGACGAATTGCTGCGGATTTACGCCCAGAACCAGCAGGATTTGATTGCCGAGGGCAAGATTGCTAGACGTGCTTAAATAGTTTCTGATTGTAGGGAGCCGAGCATGTCAGATCGCCCAAAAGCATATCACATTCGCGCGTGGGGCCACGAAAGCGCGCCAGACTTGGACTATGAGTCTGATGTTAACGACACTGAATGGCTTACGCGGCACTACCCTTGCATTTCAGTCGCTTTGCAAATCCCGGTTAGGGCGAGCGACATACTGAACGCACTGAAGGAACATTATCAGCCATGAACCAGCCAATTGAGGGCCTTCGCCCCGAAGAACCAAAAATCGACAAGCGCACCAAGGAATATCGGGACTCCTTGCGCGCCGATGTCCGCGCCGACGTTCGCGCAGACGATGCCCGCGACAGTATTCGCGAAGCCGAGCTGCGCGCACAGGAAATCATCGATAGCCTTGGCGATTCCGTCTATCAGACCGATGAATTCTACATCGATCCGAACATCATCCCCGCTGGCTGGTCCTATCAGTGGCGGCGTCAGAGCGTCGCAGGCAAGGAAGACCCGCATTACATGGTCAGCCTGAAACGGTCAGGCTGGCGCGAGGTCCCGGCAAGCCGTCATCCCGAGATGATGCCCATTGGCTGGGAAGGCGCCATCGAGAAAAAGGGCCTTGTGCTGATGGAGTTGCCCAAAATCCTTGTTGATCGCAAGAACGCGGACGACAAGCGAGAGGCTATCGATCAATTGCGTAATTCGGAAGCGATGCTGCGGGAGGCGCCGCCCAATACGGCGACCCGTGACGATCCGGGGCTTGCTAAGGCTGGGCTTAACGTTGCCAAGCGGACTTTTGAGCGGCCTATTCCGCAGAGCGAGTAGTCCGCAAAAATTCTCCGCAACCCCCTTGACAAACTTTAAGGCTTTGCCTTAAAAGTCTCGACTAGGTGATTTTTGAGCGCGCTGCTCGAATCACATTGACCGCCCGGACGCGCTGTTCGGGCTCTCGAAACCAGCCAGTCATACCGCGGCGCTCGCGAAATGGACTGCACTCTTCGGAGTGTTATTCATGGCGAACGTACAAAGTCCTTTCGGCTTCTCGCCGGAGGGTACGGTTGGCGGCTCTACGCCCAATTTCCGTCTTTCCAGGCGTCTAATCGCGTCCACCAATACGACCCCGATTTACACGGGCGACGCAGTGGTCCCCGTCACCAGTTCAGTCACCGGCTACATCACGCAGGCCACGGCAAGCACGGTAGCTCTCGCCGGCATCTTCTGGGGTTGTAGGTATCTGTCCCTCTCGCAGGGTCATACAGTCTGGAGCCGATACTGGCCCGGATCGGACGCTAACGGCGATGTTAGCGCGCTTGTGATCGATGACCCGCAGGCGGTCTTCATGGTCCAGGCCGGCGGCACTGCCATCGGCCTCACGTCACTCAATCTCAACATTCAATTGGCGGTGGGTACTGGGAACACCACGACCGGCCAGTCGGGCATGTTTGTTCAAAGCCCGGCCAACACTGCAACGCTTCCCTTCACCGTTGTCGGCTTCGTTACTGATCCGCCCGGAGCTCCCGGTACGGACATCACGACCGCGTACAACAACGTGCTCGTGACGTTCAATAACGAAATCTTCCGCGCCGGCCTGACTAGCGTCAGCTAAGGGGAGCAACAAATGGCCATCAATACCGCACAAATCAAAGACGAGCTGTTCCCCGGCCTTCGCGCTGTCGAAGGCAAATACAAAGAAATTCCGCTGCAATACGACAAGATTTTCGCAGTCGGAAAATCGAACATGGCCCTGGAGCGCGTCACCTCGATGCGCTATCTCGGCCTGCCTCGCCTCAAGAATGAAGGCGGCGGCACGTATTTCGACAATAACGCGGGCCAGCGCTACACCTACAACCAAGAGCACATCGAAGTTGCTCTCGGTTACGCGATCACCCGCAAGGCGATTGACGACAATCTGTACAAGGCGCAATTCCAGCCCTCAAATCTGGGCCTGCAATTCTCCTTCGTGCAGTACAAGGAAATTCAGGGCGCCTCGATCCTCAATCTTGGCACCACGTATGACGCCAATGTCGGCGGAGACGGGCAGGCTCTTTTCTCAGCAGCCCATCCTATCGATGGCTCTACCATCGCCAACATCCCGAGCGTCCCTGCCGATCTGAACGAGTCTTCGCTGCTTTCCGCGATGACCACGATCCGGCAGACTTGGCGTGATAACGCTGGTCTAAAAATCCAGGGCCGCGCCCGCAAGCTCGTTGTTAATCCGACCCTTGAGCCGGTGGCCATTCGTCTGGTCAAGACCGAGCTTCGTCCGGGTACTGCCGACAACGACGTGAACGCGATTCTCTCGACTGCCGGCGGCCTTCCCGAAGGCCACATGGTCAATGACTACCTCACCAGCAACTTTGCTTGGTTCCTGCTGACCAACACGCAGGGGCTCACGTACCTGCAACGTATCCCGTTCGAGATGGATATGTTCGTGGATTTTTACACGGATAATCTTTTGGTGAAGGGATATGAGCGCTGGAGTTTTAGCTATCAAGATTTTCGGGCTATTTGGGGTTCATTTCCAACGAGTTAGATGAGTAGAAGCATAAAAAGAGACAGCTGCCAGCTTCTGTGTAACGCCTGTAACCACATGCTCGGTCATGCTGGTGACGATGCGGAGCGATTGCGGGCTGCGGCGGATTACATCGATTTCCATCGGAAGGCGCTGAAAAATGTGTCCTGAGAGGGCCGACTAGATGTCCATCACTGCCAATGCAGGCCCACTCGCCAGCGGGTGGGACCAAACAAATCCAGAGCAAGGTCCCGCTCTTATCGGGCAGGGACTTTTGCTCGCCGATCCGCGACCGTTCTATCAGTACAATCCGGGCCAGAATTTCGGTGCGTTGAACGCAGGCTGGAACGGCGTCAGCCGCATTACGACAATCAACGCCATTCCGATGACGTTGAGCGCCACGATCATTGCGGGGGCTGCGCATACGGTTGCCGGCACGCCGATGACCTTAGCGTCGTCCACTGTGGACGGTCTGGTTGTCGGCGTTTCTGTGCCGCGTGCCGATACCGGCGCGCTGGTCAAGAACCTCTTGAAGCTCGATCCGCAGGTTGCTTCGGTGACGGTGAATCTCGTTTCCGGCAGCAAGATCATGACCGTTACGGCGGTCGGTGCGGGTGGGGGGCATTGTTACAATCAGCTCTGCGCCGGCATGGTGCTGACGGATGCCACGACTGCGGGAAATCTTCCGACTGGCGTGTCCATTGTCGGATGGTCGCCGAATGGCGGTGGCACGGGCGGGGGGTTGATCGGCACTTACACGCTTAGCGCGACTGCGACTGCGACGGCATCGGGCGATACCGTTACGGGCATCTACACCGGGTCCTATCTGACCAGTCCGTTCGGCTCTGCCGGCACGGTGCAGGCGTTTAATCCGGGCGATATGATCTCGCGCGCCGTGAGCATCACGTCCACTACGTCCCAAGTCGTGCAGACATTCACGGTCAACGGTCTTGATGTTTACAACTATCCTGTGACGGAGGTCATCACTCTGTCGGGAACGTCGGCGACGACCACGAACGGCAAGAAGGCGTTCAAATACGTCTCTAGCGTCACGCCGTCCGTGACGGACGGCACCGGCAGTTATTCGGTCGGCACGACAGGAATCATCGGCTTTCCGATCCGGTCTGACAACTGGCAGGCGGCGGCTGAATACGACGTGACGATCATGTCGAACAATGCGTTGATCGCCGCGAATACCGGCTACACGGCTGCGGTTCTAACCACGGCCACCGGAGCGACCGGCGATGTTCGCGGGACTTTTGCGTTGGTCACGGCAGCCAATGGGACTCTCCGCTTTCTTACTACTCAGACGCCGCTTGCTCCTAATTTGGGGTCTGCTGCTGGACTCTATGGCGTGCCGCAATTTGCATCATTTTAGGGAAAATGACCGATGACGACCGTTGTTAATCCCGGTGGCAGTCCAACAGTAGTTTTCAATCTCTCTGGCATTACCGTTGTGAGCGTCGCCACCAGCGCTTCCCCGGTCGCCATTCCCTATTATAGCGGCGTGATAATAGCGCTGATTACGACGAGTGCTGAGGAGGGGGATGGCGAGGTAATTCTACCCTCGTCGGCGAAGGTCGGAGATGTCGTAGAAATCTATAACGCCA